AACTCTAAGTTACTAAGTTCTTTTGCTCCTTGCATTGCATTGTGTACCCATCTGTCAACCTCTAAAAATTCAACTGTTTCAACAACACTTAACGATTCATTAAGCATATAGTTAAACTGCTCGACCGTGATAACGTACTCAATACCATCTATCAAAACAACGTAGTCTGTTCCTTTGTCGTGCGTTGACTTATAATCGCTCACAAGTTTCAGAATGTGAGAATAACAATAAAGTATATCATTTTCAGTTAATACGCTTAAATCGCCTTCAACAACAAATTCCAACGCCTCAACAATTAACTGCAAAGGGATAGAAGTAAAATCCTTTACATCCTTTTCATCTGCATTCTTATTGAGTGATTGGTTTTCGAGTTCGATAAAATCACAAAATTCCGCAAAACGTATATCATTTGCAGACAAAGGAAGGCTTACTATTTGCCCGTTATCACATTCTATTTTAACCCTGTTTTTTCCTACCACGTTTAGGCTTTTCAATTGTTTCTGCCGTTTCTACTTCCTCAGCAAATAGTGATTCGATTTCTTTTTGTACTTCTTCGCTTTGCGGTTCATCTGGAACAAATGTAACCTCATTTGAGCCGCAACCCTTGCAACCTGTCTCAATTAACTTGCCGCTCAATTCAACGGCGTAACCTCTTTTTTGCATAATCTTTTCTTTTAAATTTGTGTCTGGATTATCGGCGATTAAGTTTCTAATCTCACCCGCCTCGCTTGGTTCTATTCTTTGCAGTAAAACCAAAATACTAATAATTGCATCCTTACTTTTAGGATACAACTCTTTTAACTTTGCCACGCTCTCCGCAGCGTTTTGTATTTCTTTTATCTTGAACATTTTAAATTGTTGTTACTGAGTAATCGCCTGTTGGTTTTTTAATCAAATCAAAATAACACCGCATTTTCATCATATCCATTTTGTCAGGTGAAAATCCTATGTTTTTCTTTATGTCGTCCTTGCTTAATGTTTCAAGTTTACCGTCTTTGTCTGCGTTCTTTTGCTTTAATTGTCCTAGTTCCTGCGCAAAGGCTTCTTTCTCTGATTCTGTTTTGACTGCCTTTAGCCATATTTCACCATTGTTTATTTTTTCTGCCAACTTAAACTCGCATTGTGTTTTCAAGAAACGATAATTAGGTTTTATCAATTTACCGTCTTTTTGTCGTTCTTCAAGTGGCGATGCCGCATTTACAAAACCTTTAGCCCCAACAATATATGAACCTAAGTAGTCTCCAATGCCATCAGAATCGTAACATATATTAGAGTTAACAACTCCGTACTTTGTTTTTATTTCTCTTATTGCATCCTCAATTTGTTTTGAATTGGCAATTGGTAAAACTTTGTACTCCTCTAAAATCCATCCGTTCCAATATCCTATTACAGCATTATCACTTCCCCTTGTTGCAATATCCGCAGTAATGTATTTTGTACCCCCTGCAACGTGGCTATTGTCAAATGTGTTTATTATATTTTCGTAGGTTGTTAAGGCGTTTGGATCGTCGTCGTATTCAAAATTTCCATACAAAAGCCTTTGCTTTTGCGTTTCATCTAATTTAGATAATTGAGCAATATAGTGTTTTGATATAAAAGGATTATCCGTTACCAATGCTGGTATAAACTTTCTATAATTTGGCAATTTGCCATCCTTAAAGGGCTTATAAAAATCACTATAAACCCAATTTTTAGACGGGTTGCAAGTCATTAGCAATTTAGGCACTAATCCATATTCATCTAATTTGTACCTTATACGACTGCTTATGACATCTTTTACCCTTTTCGTCACTTGACTACATTCATCAATAAAACCGCCTGTAATCTCTAATGAACCGAATGAATCTAAATTTACATCGCTTGGATTGTCGTATAAATCCTTTAATAAAATTTCGCTCCCGTTTGTCCATCTGATTGTATTAGCCTGTTGGTTATATCTGTAATCCCTCCCATCTTTAGCGTTTATAACTTTGCATACTTCAAAGAATGAATTAAGGGTAGTTTCTTTCAATGTCTTTAAAACACTCCTACCAATCAACCACCGTGTATTCGGGTATTTTATACAGCTTTTTGCAATCCAATAACTACCGAAAAAACTTTTACCCCCGCCAGCAGCCCCGCCAAACACTACGTCCGTCGTTTCATTATCTTCAAGATATTCAATCGCTAATGTCTGCTTTATCGTTAGGTTCATTTATATATGTTCTTACCTCTATAATTTGTAAAGGCTTATCGTTGCCATTCTCATCTGTTCCACCTGTTAATGAAAGTGATTCACTCCAAATTTTACGCTGCCTTGCTGACAACCATTTCTTTTGAGCGGTCACATCACCGTCAACTACTCGCTTATAAGGCACTATTAGTTCTTGCCCTTGATTCTGAAAAATCTTGACATCATCAACCGTGTACCCAATCGCTGCTTTGTACAATGCTTGCACCACTTTAGCATCGGCAACGTCCTTACCTTCCTTTATAGACTGTAAAAACAATGGATATTCTATTTTCCATAAATTCAAAGTCTTTTCACATACTTCAAAAAACCGTGCAAGTTCAATGTCAGTATGCCCTAGCAAAGACAATTTATAAGCTAAATCATTATACTCCTCTTTATATAAAGTAGGACGCCCAGAAACCTCTTTTAATTTTTCAATAGTCTCTGGCTTATGTTTCTTTCCTTTTTCCATTTTCCTAATATGTTATATTGAACTCAACCTCCCATGCTTTACGTTGGTCAATTGCTTCATGCTCTGTATCAACTCTTTTAATAAAGTAATTCCCTTTTACTTTAATTTCCGCTTTCCACTTATTTCTATCTGATTCGTAACGAACCCCCACCGTTTTGTTGTTTGACCTTCTATTTGCGCCTTGTTGATGGTCGTTTGACCATTTTAAATTTCCTACAAAGTATCCTAAATTATTTTCGATTCTATCTAATGTATGACCCTCTGGGCGGTCTCCTAAATATGCAATATCTTCTAAAAAATTATGAAATCCATAAACAGGCTCACACCATCTCATTTCCATTTTTAAACCCCGCCCGCCATAACGTGGATAACTAGTTGAATTAACGTCCAATATTCGGTATTTTATATTTTGCAACGTATTATATAACGGGTGATTTGTTTGTCCATCTTTAAGGTGCAATACAATATTTGCGTCTCCATGCTTTCTGAATCTTTTATAGTGCATGAAACACATGCCGTTTAAAAGATAAAAATTCTGCTTTTTGCTATCCCACGCCCCAATCTTACCACAACCATCAATACAACACTTTTTAGCTGTCGCCTTTTTGACCTCTTTTAATTTTAAAAGTTCCTCAGAACTTAATACCTTTGCATTGTTCATTTTAATTAGTCGCTTTAATTATGATGAATTGGCTTATCAGATATTACCGTATCTTTTAAGCCTTTTTTTATCTACTTGCTATAAAACTTAAAATAACAATTGAGATTAATATTGCCACTATCTCAATTGCTCTGTCTTGTTTATCTCTTTTAGTTTTGAATAGGTTTTTTACGTCAATCAAAATATTATTCTGTTTTTATGTTTTTGAAAACTGCTTTATGTCAAAAATATCGGTGTTTATAAAAATGCTCACAAAATTTTATTCTGATTTAAACATTACCAGTCAAAACGGGGCGAAAAATAAAAAATATCCTGTATGGCTCTGCTTTGATACTAAAAGTTGTACGATTCTCTAAAGCATTTTCAACTAAATGGACTAAATAAGTTGATATAGTCTGCTTGCCTGTGTCAATCTTTGCGCTTATACATTCAATTCCTTCATTTTCAGCTATGTAAACAGGCTTTGACTGTACTAATACACCTATCTCATTAATTATCGCCTTAAAAGCCTGTATTTCGTTCATTGTCTTTTTTAGTTTAAATGCCAAAATAGATTTACTTTACCAGACTGCTGAGACTCGACTATATTCCGACAAACAAAATAATTACCATCTATGTCTATCAGCGTTCTGAAAAGTAAAATAGTTATATGTATTTGTTTTGTCTCCATAGTTTTTGAACTGTTTTGTATGCAAATTTACTAATTATTTTCTATATTTCAAACTTTTATATAGAATTTAAATGTTTTTGTTTCAATTCACCGCATTAAAAAAGCCTCAGTATCTGTTATGATACTAAGGCATTTGAACTGTTTTTGCTTTGATTACTCAGCGCAATAATTGTAAATAGTTGGCTCTGATGTGCAATTGTAAATATAATTACCGTTCTTTACTAAAAGGGCATCTTTGCCATAATATTTCTGTTTCATCCCTGTTGCATTGCCTGTCTTATGGAAATTTGGCAGCATTGAAAGAAGTTCTAATGTGTGGCTGTCTTGATTTTTTTTAAGAGTTTTTACCTTTGCCATTTTTTATTGATTTTGATTTGTTTAATGATATTGAGTATTGATTTTATATTTTACTTAAATTTAATTAAGTGGCTTTGTTATTGCTTTATTATATCCCATTAAATAGGCGTTCATTTCTTCGTAGGTCATTAAATTGGTGTGTGTATTATATCCGTATTGGTCTATTTTTGACGCAATTTGAAATTTATTGGCTCTCCCTGCAAATGTACTTTGGATAATATATTCTTTGGGGAACTTGAAATGTCTTAAGGCGTTGTTTAGTGCTTCTTGTTGTTGTTGTATTGTCATTTTATTTTTATTCGTTGTCA